TTATCATGTATTGCCTCATACAAAATATCACAATTATTAATCTTTTTTTTACTATCCATTTCCTAATATATTAACAGATTTTATTTTAGGTTTTGTATAAATTCACTAATATAATCTAACTTATCTTCTATTTTTTTTATTCTATCGATCAATACTTTATTATTTATATCATCTGTTTCGAGCTTCAATTTTTTAAATATACTTGGTAGTTCAGGTGTAGTATCTATTTTATTACTTTCATTATAAATATCGTCTAATGTATTCATTGATACATCTCCTTCTAAACCAATCCATTTCTTAGCATCTTCTACAGTTTCTGGATCTACATCATCATATCTTCTTTCATTTAATTTTTTTGCTAACTCTTTCTCTATATCTAAGATTGGTTCATCATAATCATCCTTAAAGTTTACTTCTTCTGGTTCATCTTTTTTCATACTATCTTCAAATTCACCTTGTCTTTTCTTCAATCTTTCTTCAAAATTACTTCTCTTGTTAGCCATTCTAACATTATCAGTGCCTAGTAAATATTTACCTTCTAATAACCTTTTACTCATGTTAATCAAAAATAATTTGTTTAATTCTACTAATTCTTTACTTGAATCACCCTCCCACGTATTTTTCATTACATCATCAAAAGTATTCTTCAAAATAATTACATTGCTATCCAATTCTCTTTTAAAATTTTCATCAGAATCTTTCATTAAATCCCACAAAATACCCTTATTTTCATCTGATAAAAACATATTATAATTATATTTATAATATTTTTTTAAATTAAAACACAGTATTAAAGTATATCTTTCTATATTTTTCCATTTTTTCGTCTGGAACCTTACCATTCTTAAACATCTTATTCCAAGCAGATACTGATTTTATCATTGTTGTTATAAAATATAAAGAATAAATACCGCATTCTGTATCTGATTTTTGATGTTCGTGAGGATAAATCTCATCTATTTTAAAATCTATATCTATTACTGTACCTTGTTTCTTAACTTTGTTAGCAAACTTTTTAATCTGTCTAGGTATCTTTTCACCTACACTATCAAAATAATATATCATCTTACTTTTTACATCTATAAATAAAGATACCCAATGTGAACCACCTTTATAATGAGGGTCTAAATTAAATATTACTCCAATTTTTACTATTCCTTTCTTTATTAACTTCTCTATGTTAAAATTACAAAGTTCTTCCCATACACATTCTCCGTAAGCTAACTGAGAATCATAATCTATAGGCGAAGGTCCAATAAATTCAAAGTCCTTATACTTTTTTTCATACTGTTTCATTACTTTACTTATATCTATACTACTCAACCATTCATTCGGATTATCTTTCCATTCGTTCGGAGCAAATGGAGCAAAAAACTCGTTAATTAATTTCTTTTTATGATCAAGTTGATTTAATAACTTTCTCATCCAACAAGACTCTTGTCTACATGTATAACTTAGTTTATCTTTTAGTGCTTTCCATACCGCACGATTATCTTTGCTTTCTATTTTATCTTCAGGATGTTTCTTATTCCAACTATCTTTTAACTTTTTTAAAATATCACTCGTATAACATGTATATTCATTATTATTATCAACATTTATATTGCACTTATCATTAATAAACTTTATATTCTTTTTCGTTTTCTTTGTTCCCTTCTTTGACTTTCTTTTTTTACTTGCACCCATATATACTGTTTACATTTTCTTTTATATTTCATTATTCCTTTGAACTCTCGTATTATTGTTAAATAATAAATAAGACTTACCAATCTTGTCGGGATTAAATGGCTTAAAATCTTCTTTATGAAATAATCCAGGATGAGATAACATTTCTGGAGGCGTGTTATTTTTTACAGTCTCCTTAAATAAATCACTCGATGAATCAGGAACATAAACTGACTGATTACATCTTTGCAATCCAAAATAACTATTTCTTAGATTATTTTCTAAATCTAAGTTTTTTACGTAACCACTATAAGGACCTTTTGAATTTCCAGGATTAAATGTATCCTTAACTTCATAAAAACCACGTACATCACTTACGTTATTTGAAGGCCTCACATTTAAAATCGGATATTTGACATACTTTGTCTCCACTGGACGAATGTCGTATAACACTTCCAAATTATTATCTGGAATATTTCTCTCATATAATTTGTGATTCATTTTATCACTGTCATTGTTTATACATCGATAAAAACCATCGATTACACCTTTCATTTTTTCGTCTTCCATATATACTTTATAAACAATATTTTTTTATCCTAATAATTCATTTTTGTTTGATAAATTATATAAAATATAAACAACCCATAAAAATTCTTTGAAAATAAGTCTAATATATTGTAACTAATATTTTTTATTTCAAAATTAAATAATGCTGCTATACCATACAACGACCATACTACAAACAAAAAGTTAAAAAGCCCCTTATTTATTTCATTATCTCCAACATAATTATCATATATTTCTTTAAAAGACAAGTAAAAAAATACAAACCCAAGAGAAAACGTTACATACTTGTTTGCAATATCTAATTCACCTAAAAGTCCAAAAAATAACATCAAAAAATTATAAAGAACAAATCTTAATATAATTTCTTTATCTTCATCTATCATTTTTTCTGCTGTCACTATTTCATCCTTATCTTTTGATGTATTATATTTCATATACATCACTGTAGAAATCAACATTATTGGTGTTGTTATATTCCAATCTAAATATCTCAACACTGTAACATTGTCTGGTAAATTGTTTAAGTTCGATACTAACCAACCATAAAATACGAATTCGATAAACTGAACAACCGTTTCTAATATTAATATATCCTTTAGTATCATATCCTCAGGCTTTAACTCTATAAATATACCTGCACTCCCTAAACTACCTGTTAAAAGTTGAATATATAATGAAACATATGCTGTTGTAAACAATAATTCTTTTAATCTCATTATATATTATATGAATTTTATTTATGAAAATTTATTCACTATTTCTATTGTTATGTTGTATATTTTATACTTCTTAATTGTCTTTAATATTTATGAAAAATCTACTTTAAGACTACAAGAACATTTAGATAATTTAAAATTCTTTCTCAAAGTTTTTGTATGTTCCATTCTTATTATAAGATTTAACCCTCTATTTGATAAAAGCAAATTTACACATTTTGACAGAAGACTCGTGTTTTCTGCATCCTTGTTTTTACTTAGTAGTACCACACTTACTGATTATGTAGGTTATAAAGATTACATAACTTATCAACTTAAAAATGCATTACAAACTATCAAATTCACGTATTAAATTTAATATCTGTTTTGATACTATTTTATCTATTTCTATTTCTCCTTCTTTCTTTTCATAATGTCTATATTTCGTTTTTTTAAATATATCCGTTATAAATCTTGAATATAACTCTTTGTTTACTCGTGGTAAAAATTTATAACTATTGGTTATAATGTCTCTCAATGCATAAGAATATACGTAAGGTATTACATGTATATAAAATACGTTTTCATGTTCCATATATTTATGAACCTGATCATCTATAAAACAAACTTGAGTATTACTTGGCATTCTTACACAATTTACTAAGTCATCATATGTTTTGTTATTTGTTGTTCTTAGTTCTTCTATTATTTCGCCATTTGTCATAAATGAGCATATTACATCATCAAATACTAGACCAGGACATTTGTGTTCAATATATCCCTTGATTTTTGTTGTCCAAGATTTAGGTCCCTTATTATTTGTGTAAATACATATTCTGTCTATCTGACGCATCTTCTTTCTTTCTTTTAAGTAATTAAATATATTACATATATCAGGCCTTAGACAATTCTTATATTGATCTAATATCCTATTAAACATTTCTTGATTCACTTCGGAACCCATACCCATATACCTTTCTATTCCCTTTATTAATATTGATAGTTGTGAAAAATATCCTAATGTTCCGTCTAGATCAAATACTACTATCTTTTTAGGATTTTTTCTTGGTTCTGACATATATATTATTTAAATATTATTATATTTGAAAAATTTTATATTTTTATAGTGTACAGAAATACATGTCAGAGTTAACTCAAGAAGATTATAAAAAAGTATTAAAATTTTATGAACAAGATATACCACAATCTAGAACTAATTTAGTCAAAAAAGCTGAAGAAATAATTGCACAAAAACTATGTGCGTGCATTAAAAAAATAAACAAAAATTATACCGACGAACCCAAAAGTATCGGAATCTGTAAAAACTCTGTTTTAAAGAAGAAAAATCTAAAGGTTTACTCTTTTAAATGTAAAAAATCTAAACTATTACCTAATAAAAAATCACAAAAATTACTAAAAACAGGCGACATACCAAATAAAAGAAAAAAAACTAGAAAAAGAAATTAACCTGTTACTTACTTAAATAATTCATTACTGATAATAATACCTTTTCCTGATCTGTTAACTTACGAAATACAAAATGTTCATCCATTTTTATTTGAAAACACACTTTTCTTCTACCATACATGTTTCTACAAATTATATAAGTGCCTCCTTCCCGTAACTCTATATCACATATTGTAGACCCCGAAGAAAGTTTTAAATTATCGGGATTATTTAAATTTATCCATCGTATATAACATCCATTTTTAAACTCAGGAATCTCGTCTATATAAATATAGTCTGCCAGTTTATCCATTATATCATCTTCCTCTTCCTTTTCCAGTTGTAAATCACTCAACACCCTTCTCTTCATATTATATATCTTTTCATTCGTTAAATTCATAATATATGCATTTTCTTCATTATCCAAAGCACCTTGCAATTGTTGCAATAATTCTTCTTTATCCATTTATAAATAAAGTAAAATATTTTTAAACTTTATTTATTAAAAAAATATATAATATTCATCGTCACTCCACCCTTTAGGCAAAGTTTGATTCTTTTCTGAATTATCTACTTCTGGATTGTTTCTTGCTTCTTTTGCTGCATTCATCGTTTTATTATAATATTTATATAAATTTATTTGTTTGGGATCTACTAAAAAAACAAGTGGTTTGTCTTCTTTGTCATTTCTTTTTTCATTCTCATCGTGTATCTTTTTCATCTCTCTTTTCATATATTCTTTCTCATCTTTTTCCTTTCTTTTTTTTGCACTCTTCTTCTTCATCTTTTTTATCTCATCCGTTACTTCGTTTGGATCTCTATATGCACCGTATTTTGTTTGTAAATTCTCTTTTAAATCCTTTACAAAATCATCATCTGTATATACTCTTCTTGGCTCTTTCTCATTCACATTATAATTCCTTTTCTCTAATATTGTTGAGTAATTATAAATCGATTCTTTCATATCAAAACTTATTGGCTTCGTAAAATTAAAATATTCATTATCATTATCATTTACATCCATACATCTATTAGTTACTTGTTGGTTTCTTGAAATATATCGTGATGATAAAAATAATCCTAATATGGTCCTATAAAACATATATATATATATCTATAGTTTAAATTTCTAATTTTTTTCATTATTATATATTATTAATGTGTGGAATTATTGCGTACTTGGGCAATGATAACTCTATACCTTATATTATTAACGGTCTAAAATCATTACAAAATAGAGGTTATGATTCTGCTGGTCTTACTGTTTTTGATTCAAATAAATATTTTACCACCATTAAGTTTTCTTCCACTAATAATTATAATGCTATTTCACTCCTAGAACATAGAATTAATTCTAAAACTTATCATAGTAATATTGGTATCGGTCATACTAGATGGGCTACTCATGGTGAAAAAAATGACACTAATGCACACCCTCATTCTGACAATAAAAAACGTATATCTATCGTTCATAATGGTATTATTGAAAATTATCAAGAAATTAGGTCTTTATTAATTGATAGTAAATATGTCTTACATTCTCAAACTGACACTGAAGTTATATCCGTGCTTATTGGCAAGTTTCTTGATGAGAACAATTCTATTGAAGAATCTATTAAAAAAACACTTGTTCTTCTAAAAGGTACATGGGCACTATGTATCGTCTATTTGAAAGAACCTAATAAAATATGGCTCACTAGAAACGGTTCGCCTTTGTTGTTAGGTATGGAAAGTAACTTTATTATGGTTGCAAGTGAAACCGTTGCCTTCGGCAATCATATACATAACTACATTTCTATTGATAATAATGATTTAATTCAAATTTCTATCAAGGATAATATCATTAACTATGCTACTAATATACAAAGGTATCAAGTTTCTATTAACGACAATAAAGAAAATCCTATTCTTCCTGAAAAATATTCACATTGGATGATTAAAGAAATACATGAACAACCATCGGCTATTGAAAGAGCTTTAAATAATGGTGGTAGAATATCAAGCAATACTACTGTTAAACTTGGAGGACTTGACACATTAAAAACTGAACTTACTAATATTGATCATATTATTATCCTTGGATGTGGAACATCTTATAATGCTGGCTTATGGTCAACTGCACTATTTAAACAGTTTGATATTTTTGAAACTGTCTCATGTATTGATGGCGCAGAATTTACTGTTGAAGATATTCCAAAAAAAAATAAAACTGCTCTCATTCTTTTATCACAGTCTGGAGAAACAAAAGATTTACATAGATGTATCGATATTGCTAAAAATTATGATTTAATTACAATTGGAGTAGTAAACTCAAACGATTCTATGATCGCTAGAGAAACGGATTGTGGTGTTTACTTAAATGCTGGAAGAGAAAATGCTGTTGCGTCTACTAAATCATTCTCTTCACAGTGTGTAGTATTGTCTATGATTTCTGTTTGGTTCTCTCAAAATAAGGGTAACCACATTAAAAAAAGACAATTATGTATTAAAGATTTGCGAAATTTACCATTTCATATTCAAAATACTATTGATAATCTTGACAAAAATATTCAAGATATTATACCATGCTTCTCATCTCATGATTCACTCTTCGTTCTAGGTAAAGCAAGTAACGAGGCAATAGCAAAAGAAGGAGCTCTCAAAATTAAAGAAGTTTCTTATAAGCATGCTGAAGGTTACTCTACCTCAGCATTAAAGCACGGTCCTTTCGCTCTTATTACTGAAAACTTACCCATCATTTTAATTGATACTATTCAAAAGTACAGAGAAAAAACTATTAATGCATACAATGAAATAAAATCTAGAAAAGGTAAAGTTATCGTTATCACCGATTCACCAAATGATTACAAATCACTAAATATACCTGATAAATACATGTTAAAAATTGATAATAACTATACCTTCGGTGGCATTATTGCTAATGTTTATATGCAATTTCTTAGTTATAGATTAGCCATACATTTTGGTTTTAATCCTGATTATCCGAGAAACCTAGCTAAAGTTGTTACCGTCGAATAAAAAATAATTATTTAATTACATTACATCTTTTTAATAATCTCACCTTATTCGCTTATCTTCGGTTCGTGTTGCCCAGCAACGCCTGCAATCCCATCGCAAATACATCTACCCTACCTTGTGTCGCATCAGTAACTGCTCGTTGGATTGCTTCTCGTTCTTCATTCGTAATTCTTCCTTCATTACTAGCTGTATCGATATCGTGGTTTATATTATTAATAGGAAATATACGAGCATCGGTCCTCACCGTTACGTTTGCTGGGGGAGCTTCTATTACTTGTCGATTAGTTGGGGTTGAATCAGGCCCCCTTCTTCTTGCTTGTCTTCTTGGTCTTCCAGGACCACGACGAGGTCGTTCTGGTGATTGCGGTGGTAACCAACCTTCAACTCGTTTGGCATACTCTGTCCTACATAAGGGACAGTTGTTACCCTGAGCTGCTTGGAAGTGTGATAGAATGCAATCACAACAAAATTTGTGTCCACACTTTGTTACCATAACATTCGATTCCTTCAGTTCGTCCCAGCAAATACCACATGTTGTAGCGTCGCTCACTTGAACTTCCTCCTCGACATTTGTTCCTTCACTCTCTGTATCTGCAGTTAGAACACCACTATCTACGATATTCTGCGAAATGCTTGTATTTCTCTCTTGATTCCTCCTGGAAATCTCTTCATATCGTGCAATACTTGCCCTATGAGTCTCTTCAACACCAGTATCATTGCTACTTATGTAAGTAACGCGACTACGTGGGGTACTAGGGGACTCAGAAACTTCAGTGTTGAGTTCATCTATTGTCATGGGCCCTACATCTTGGGCGAATTCATCATTATCAACATTAATTGGAAGGCTCGCTCTCAACGCTCTATTCAATTCCTGAAGACGGTCGTTAATCTTCCTTAGTGTTACCGCAGAATCCCATCGACTACATTCACTACCTAAGTCTGAGGGATGAGTCCTATCAAACCATGCTGCAGGAATTTTCGACCATTTCTCATGAGAGGGCGCGAGAATCTCCATTCTAGCTGCACTAACTCTGTAACCTTCGGGTACATGTCCATAACTCACTACATGCGATGCATGAAGAGTTATGTTATCTCTGATATACACCATCTTTCTTTCGCCATTCATTCTTTTTTCTATTACATAGTATTCGTTGTTGGGTAGGTCATATCTACTAGATACAATATATACATATGAGGGGAGAGTAAACCAGTACTTGTGCATAAGAGCATTTGATTCATCAAACTTTGGGTCATAACCATTCGCAAAGATGCATTGCGCTCTATTCTCAATGATAATAGGGCAATTGACGATTGTGTGACCACTTTGTGAACAATGAGAGCAAACCATATTAACTACGACTTTTGTAACGACTATATTTACCTTAAGACTAAGTGCTCAAAAATAATCATTTTTTTTTAAATAACTCAAAAATTTTATACTTATTTAAAAAAAATTGATTTCTTTTAAAAACTTATGTGATATTTTAACTAACACCTAAAGCTAGTAAAGTAATTACAACAATGACCACCATGACCACCTTTAACAACGAGACCTTCACCAACCTTTTCCCTCGTGCCGATGTTCGCGAATATCTCCGCAAGGAATGTGCTAAGAAGAACTTGACTACGATGACCGAAGAGGAAAAGGATACCCTCTACAACAACTGTGCCAAGACTGTTGATGCAGACAATAATCAAATCTCACCTAAGCCCAAGGACCAGTTTAAGAACGCTGACTGGGTAAAAGAAATCATCACCAACTGGGATAGAGTTGAAGAAATGTACATACCTAACGAACTACAATCTATTCTTGACATGAAATCAGAAAAAAAGGATGCTTTGAACGCCAAGTTTGAGGCTAAGGAAGAAACTGCACGCGAGAAGGCAGAGCAAAGAGAAGAAGCCAAGCAGGCTAAGAAGCAGGCAAAGATTGATGCCAAGGAACAGGCTAAGCAAGCCAAAATTGATGCCAAGGAAGAGGCTAAGCAAGCCAAGATTGATGCCAAGGAACAGGCCAAGCAGCTCAAGATTCAGACCAAGGAGCGCGCCAAAATCCTAAAGAGACTGGCCAAGGAAGAGGCCAAGAAGGCCAAGACGCAGGCTAAGGAGAAAGCCAGTAGAGATGCTAAGGCTTTGAAGACCATTATCAGAGTAGCTGTGAAGAAGCTTACTGACAGTGACAAGCGTGTCCTAATCAGCGAATCCAGTGAGTGGATTTCTGAAAACACCGAATACACCGCAACTAACGTCGACCAACTTGTTATTGCCATGAAAGCAGCCGATTACAAGAAGCTAATCACTCAAAATGAGGAGAAACTCAAAAGAGTTAGCTGGTACTCGGAGAACGAAGTAAACATTATTAACACTTATTATCCTTAAACATGTAACTTAATTTAACTAACTAACCCTCTTTTTTAATTAATTAAATAATATTTTTATATATTATGAAGGATATTATTTATGATGGTTTAGTGGGATTTACATTCTTTGCAGGACTCTCTTATATATCAGATAATTTTCAAAATGAAGACAAGTACTTTAAACTAGTTGCTTTTTTGTGGGCAGCACCATTTACCTATTTTTATTTATTATATATTACATCTAAAGCAGGTAAAAAAGCAGTTGATGGTTTTAACAAACACGCATTGCTTGGCACGTGTGTAACCGCTTTTCTTATTATACTCAATATGTTTCTTCAAGATAAATGTTCTTCTAACTTTTCTATAACATTAACTTTCATTTTAACATTTTTATTCGTGTTATCATACTATTTTTTAAGATTGTTTGAAAAGATTTAAATAATTTAAAGAATAAATCGTAAATTATATAATTAATGTATGGGCAGTTTGATTTCCATTGTTAACATATTACCCAATATTTTTGATTGCTGTTTGAGAAGGTCTTTAAGTGATCCTAATTTTTGCCACGAAGGAAATACTTGGACTAACTTTCCACCATCGAAGAATGTTTCGTGGAATAAATATGTACGTGTTAAAACATTTCATGATAGAAGTACCAGCATGGACGATTTACTTCATTATGGTAGAAAAAATGATTAACATAGTAAATTATTAATTTACTTTGTTAATTTAATTAAAATTTTCCCCCTTTCGATAGGTTTTCTGCTGCCCAAAGTGGCTGTAAATTTGTATAATGAAAACATTTCTTTTGCTCTTCTTCTTCCGTCAAATCGAAACTACAACAGGGCTTTATATGGTCTATATGCCACTCTCCGTGATTTTCCCAAGACATTCCCTCTGTGAATTTGCCTTCAAGATAATTTTTTAACTCTTCCATTGTGCAACTAGTTAAATCATTTGTATTTCTATATTTATTTGCCAAATGTTTTTTTAAAGCATCTCTAATACGAGACCTTAAAACATGTTTTATTTTATATTGTATATTTGTATCTAACATTTTTCTTTCGTAATTAACAACATTTTTTATACATTGTTGTCTATATTCTTCATTAGTATCATATTTATTTTTTGCCCACTCTCTTCTATATTTCTTATTTTTATCTGATTTATTATATTGTTTCGTTCTTTCATCCCAACTTTCTTTATGATTTATATAATTCTGCTTATTTTCATTTTTCATACATGGTTTACAATAACCCTGTAATCCATCCTTTTTATTTTTATTTTTATAAAAATGCGAAGTATCTTTTGTTTCATTACATCTCATACAGAGTTTTTCCATTTTTATATATATTAGATATATATATTATTTTATGTATTTTCATAGATAATACATAAATTCCTAAATAATCATTTTTTTTAAATATCCTTCATTTTTTCTTTCTTTTTTAAATATGCTCGTCTTGCATATTCTTTCCGCTTTTCTGGTGGTACTGGATTTAATTTCATTTTTTCTAATATTTTTTCTTTATTTTTTTCATAATATGCTTTTTTAGAGGTAGGAGCTGTATATCTTTTTAAATGTTCTTTTAATTTTTCATTTTCTTCTTCAAGTTCTTTTATTCTAGCATCTTTATCCATTGTTAATATATAATAAAAATATTTATATTTTTTCATTATATTAATTTAAAATTACTAACAACATTCTTTGCAACAAGCACACTTGCAACTACAATCGTTACAAGAGCAACATTTGCCACAACATCCGTCGTTTCCACCTCTTAATCGCAACACGAGGTGGAGCGTGGATTCTTTCTGGCTTGAAAGATGCAGTGGTTTACTATCCCACTACAACGGACTATACCTTAAGGGTTCATCGATCTTGGGTAGATCTCACCCCCACACACTTTTAGTCTCTGAACTACTTACCATAGCATCGTATCCCATGACACCTTAGGTAGCAGATGCGGATTGAGCTACATTCTATTCGTTGTTACTATGCCCCGAGTCATTACCTGAGGTACTACATACAGTTTCCCATATATAGGTAGTAGAATAGAACCATTATAGAGCCGTTCCCGCAATTGATGCGTGTCGCCGTCAAATGACGACTTGCATGTGGTTCACACACACAAACACCCAGAATTGATGTTATAGTCTGATAATGTACGACCATCTTCAAGTTGTTTTCCAGCAAAAATTAGTCTCTGCTGATCGGGGGGGATACCTTCTTTATCCTGAATCTTTTGCTTGACATTGTCAATGCTATCACTTGGTTCAACCTCCAAGGTGATCGTCTTACCCGTAAGTGTCTTAATAAACACTTGCATTATATATATACATTATACTTTTTTTTAATATCTTTAATAAAATAATTACATCTTATATTTATCCATAATACTAACAACATCCACACCATCGATGGTGCGTTTTTCTTTAATGTGCGCTACTAAGTCTGTAAACGCACCTTCGTTCGATTCAATTAACTCAAGTGCTTTGGAATATCCGAACTTTACTAATTTACCAATTTCTTCATCTAACTCTTTTTTTGTGAATTCACTAGGACCACGACTCATTCCTAAATCTCTACCAATAAATGGTTGGGAACTTACGCTGTCGTCATATTGTCCAAAATCATTTCCAAAACCATATTGGGTGATATAATTTTTTGCAATCTTATTCGCCTGTATCAGATCATTTGATGCACCCGTCGTTATATCTAAATCAGGATAATCACCAAATATCTTATTCTCAAAGTCATCTTCTACCTTCAACTTTCTATATAAATAAACTTCAGCAGCTCTTCCTCCCAATGCCACAATTAAATTCGCAAGCATAAACTTCTTTGTTGCGTACTTTAAATATCTCTCCTTAGGTGTAAATAATGTGTAACCACCCATTCCGCTTTTATTCTCATTTATTGTTACCTTACGAACATCAAAGAAATCAGGAAACAACGCAGCCATCATTGCATGACCTATCTCATGATTCGCTACCAATTCTACAATTGCTTCGTCCTTTACTTGAACGTTTGAAGGTAAACCTATAGTTACCTTCTCATATGCCTTATATAGCAATTCATTACTAATCTCATTCTTACCCTCTCTTACTTGAAAAATAGCAGCTTCATTCGCTAAATTTGCTATATCTGCGCCTGAAAACCCAGACGTTAGGACTGCTAATTCTTCAAAATCTATATCAGAACCTACTTTCTTATTTTTGAAATGAACCTCGGATATTGCTTTTCTACCATCCTTGTCAGGCAACGGTACTTTAACCTTTCTATCAAATCTACCTGGTCTAGTCAAAGCATTATCTAAAATATCTGCTCTATTTGTAGCCGCTAATACTACTATTCCTTCACTTGGAGTAAAACCATCCATATTTGTTAGTAACTGATTTAATGTCTGTTCACGTTCATCATTACCACCTGCAATTCCAGTTCCTCTTTGTCTACCAACTGCGTCTATCTCATCTATAAAAACTACACAAGGAGCCATCTTCTTTGCTTGTTCGAACAACTGACGAACACGTGATGCTCCTAAACCAACATACATTTCAATAAACTCAGAACCACTCGCACTTATAAATGGTACTCCTGCCTCTCCAGAAACTGCC